CGAACCCACTTCCATCCACTCTTTTTCTCTTACAGAAATAGTTACAGATGGTTTGTGTTCACACCAATTAAGTGCATAGAGTTTCCATAGTTCTAGTTGCTCTATTGCACTCATCTCAGACCTAGTGATAGCACCACTAGGAGATTTCGTAGGGAAAGAAAAGATAGTAACACTATCAGGCTTTGAGATATCAGGCTCAAAAGGTATTCCCTCTTCTTTCATAAATTGTGTCAATGGGTCTTTGTTATCCGCACGTACAGTTCTGATATAAAATGGGCTGTGTCTAGCATGAATACCTGACGCAGAATCAGTTAGCTGAGATACAGTACCACTTGGTTTTACGCAAGTGATGGCAGTGCTTCTTGGTATGCCTATCTTATCTGCATACTCTTTGTTTGTATCTATTGCGACTTGCTTCATATCTTGTAACCATACTTTAGAATCAGTCATCCTAGCCAACACAGGATGATCCATGATACCTGTCAATGACACACCAAGCAATCTTTCTTCTTCTGTGTTAGTTTTCCAAATCTTTCGCAAGTATTTTAAGTCCGTAAGAGTTGATTGAAATGTACCCAAGATGGTAGCAACCCTAACCTTACTACGAAGAGTAAGCAAGTCATCGTTCTCTCTGACCACAACTTCAGATAAATTACAGAACTGATAGGGTCTGAGTATGATCTCACTGCAAGGATTAGTTCCCCACATGTGTCCAGTTTCTCTTCTACCACTCTTAGCTACCTGCCTGTCTGCAGCTTGCCTGTTAAACATACCTCGTTCACCTGACCTAGACTCATACAAAGCTAGCCACTCTCTCATAAATGTACCCGTATCAGGCTTACCTTTATACGCTACAGAATTATTAGCCATTGATCTTTGCCCATCACGGTATATGTTCTTAGCAGGTTCATCCCACCACTCGCCTGACTTGGCATGTCTCATTTGGTCATCGCCTAAATTAGACAAAGAGATAAGGGCGGATCGTCTGACACCACCTACAACAACAACCTCACCAACCTTACACATGAGATCGTGACACTCAATAGGAAATAATCTCCTACCTTTTGCACCTTTAAATTTCTTAATGGTAAATTTAAATAGGTTAACAAGAGGGTCAGGACCTGATGCCCTGCCACCCATTACTTTTAGTTTTGCACCTGCTGGTCTAACTTTGGAAACATCCCACGATGGTATCATACCTGAGTACAACAAAGCCACTAACTCTCTATAAGATTTTGCCCACCCTGCCTTACTATCTTCCACCGTAATAACAACATCAGACTCTTGCATGTTTTCACTGATAGTGGGTAGCTTGTCTACGTTCTCACGTTCCACACTAAATCCCACACCAGTTCCACACATAAGTATATACATAGCTTCATCAAATGATCTTGGACTATCAACAGGTAAATAGCTACAGTTATATCCACAAGTATTATCTCTCTTAAGTGCTTCACCTGCAGTCATCATGGCTCTCATAGATGGCATCACATTTAAACTTGTGATGTATTCTTCCATGATCTCTTTATCAACTTTATCTATCTTGTAGTTGTGTTTCTCCATCAACGTATCAGACATAAAGTCCAAATACCTGCCAACTGTCTCACCCCAGTTCTCTCTTCTTCCTTTATCTTCTAACCAACGAGCATACCTAGACTTGTGTATGAACTCCTGATAAGAACTCGGTAACATATTAGATGCCATCTTCGTCTTCTCCTATTGTTTCAATTAATTTATTTAAATACCATTTTGCTTTTTCTAAATCTTCTACACCATTCTTGTATTTATATCTAGCTAAATACTTAAGGATGTTTCCTTGCAAGTAAGATTCAAAACCCTTGCCCGTTATAGATGCTATAATGTCTATAGTCTCTATGCTTGACGTATTGTAGTGTGCAGGATGGTCAACCATACTACTTTCTTCTTCACTTAATCTCTTTGCCATGAACTCTTTATAACCTAACATTAATCTTTTCTGAAATCTACTTTAACAACATTCTCTGATGTGTCAAGTATTTCACCCAAGTCCTCATTAAATTCTAACTCTAACTCATCTGTGTTAAAGTTAAACTCTATCTCCGTTTCACCACAACGAAACACTGTGTCTCCCTTTCGTCTTAGGAGAGCAAGCAATCCCTCGTACATGATTGATGCAACAGAATGATCCTCATGGCAATCATACACTTTACCAGTGGTATCGTAGGTTACCATGTGAAACTTATCATCTTCTAGATCAGACAAGACTATGTAATACTTGTTCTTCTCTAGGAGCATACTTTGATCTGTTTTTTTCTTTTTCATTTCTTCAACCAATCTGCAGGGATTGTTCCATTTGCCCACTTGTAATTGTGTTTGTCACACCAATCAGCGTAGGTAGTCTTGCTTCCTTTATATATCTTATTCTTTGCGTTCATAAACACCATGCGTATATCTAACTCTTTGTGTTGTTGTTGCACAAGAACCATCTTAACTCTATCAGCAGTGGTGAACTCCCCCTTAGCTTCTATGTAGATGTCCGTCTCTGGTATGTAGAAGTCTGGGTTGTAGGTTCTTATCTTAGGAAGGTACTTGAACTTATCCTTTTCGTATTCAAATTTAATTTTGTTGTTTGCAAGGTAGGTAGCTAACCTAAGCTCAAACTTTGATCGGTATCCTACATTCTTTTTCATGGTTACGTTCTTCCTAGCTTTAGCTTATCTAAGTTCTTGTGTATGTATTGTGCCATAGTGGGTATGTACTTTTCAATCATGGTAAGCTCATCCAAGAGAGGGTATATAGGTATGCAGATAATATTTCCGTTGTTAATAATCTTGCTGATAGCTTGGAATTGTTTTGTAAGTTTGTCCATGTCTCTCTTAGAGGACTCCCCCTTAAGAGTTCCAGACCCTGAATAGTTATCCCGTAACGTAAGTGGCATACCTCTGTCATGTTGTCTCAAGAAAACTATATCCCTGCCACCACCTTTTTCTACGTCTGCTTCTACGTAGGCATGGTAGACTTCATCATTTAATTCTAACAGTTTTGTTTGGTAGGTGTGCAGAATTAAGGTAGGCATTAGATTGCTTTCTTCTTTAGTACATCATACCACACTTGAGGGGGATTCTTAGCCTTCGATGTTACCTTGTCAAACAACTTAGACTTTGACCAACAGTGTGAACGATAACCACACATGCTACATATCTTAGGTAAGGTCTTGTTGCCAGTTCGTACCACCTCACTCTTAACTTTGTAAGTTTCAAACTCAGACTTAAATGGTTTAACAAAGTCAGGGTTAGGGTCTATTAATCTTTTAACTCTCTTCTCCGCATCAGCCATGTAGATTCTTCTGTCTTCATCTTGCCAATCAGGAGCTTCAACCATAGCCACTTCACCACTTGATTTGTTGATAACTATCCAACCACCAAAGGGTAAACCTGTAGCTTCTGCATATAGATGACCTTGCATGATATAGCCAAAGGGATCATCTTCCTTTATCTTATCGTAGCCACCATAGCCAGTGTACTTAAATTTAAATGCCCACTCACTTGCCGACTTAACATCCCACACTTTATCTATGCCCATCTCATCTCTCAAGATAAGGTCAAGTGTACCATTTATTGTTTGTCCTGCAATGTTAAGTGAGACTGCCTTTTGTTTCTCAACGATCTCTACCCCCGCTTGTTCCATAATAAGAACTGCAATGGATTCAACCAAGTCACCAAACAAAAAACGAAACAGAGCATTGTAGTCCATCTCCTCAACAAGACCAGACCTCTCTAGTAATTGCTGACAAAGAGGTCTACCTAAGCCAGACATTCTTATTCTGTACTCACGCTTCCTATTTAGTTGGATATCAACTGACTCTTTGCACTCATCTGCAAAGTCTTGAGTAGCACTAGGGGAGATCGTGACTTCCCCCCTAGTAGCTCTCTGCATGTAGTCTTGAATTTTAAGCAGATTTAACATTGAAATCAGCCGACAAGTCCTGTTCCTCACTAGGAGAAATGAGTTTCTGAGCTTCTCTAAACTGATTAAGAACGTTCTCGTTATGAGCCTTTACAGTCTCACTGAAGTCCTTCATCAATGTCTTATCTGTATCCAAGACTTCGACTTCCTTATGGAGAGAAGGAACTGGGATATAGTATACAACTGAGCCACTCTTAACTCTGCCCGTTGCTAACTTTATGACGACCTTTTGCATAATCTTCTTTTGCCTTGTAAGTCCGTCAATAAATTCTCTGATTGGTTTAAAGCCTGAACGCTTGAAGTATGCAACAAATGGGTGGTTGTCCATCTTAGCAGGATCACCATTTGCTTTAACAAAATCTCCACTTACCTGACCATATATAACTTGGTTACATGTGGCAGAACGTGACTTTAATTTTAGTGGGTCATCATCTGAAAGTATCTCTTCTTCTTTCTTAGGTAACCTACCACACTTGTTTCCTGCTTGTGTGTCTGGAAACTCACCTGATAAGGTAGGCTTCTGTACAGACTTGCAAGAGAAAGTTCCTTGCTCCATGTCCCACACACTCCACTCGAATGTACGTAAGATAGGTCGGATGTAAACTTCCTTAGCGTAGATGAACTCACCATCAACAAACATCTTCCACGAGCCACGAGTCAAAGCGACACCATCGTCTGTCTCTGTATCGTAGTTAATGTTAAGTCGTGATAGTCCAGTGTTGTTAGACGTTGCTTTCGCTTGTCCCGTTAGTTCCATGAACGTAGCAGTATCATCATCGTTAAACGCTGATACCAAGTTGTCCATGTCGTTATCGATTGTAGTCATATCATTTCCCATGTCATTTCCTTTATATTTGGGTTTCGGTAACCTAACCTTAGTAATTTACTTCGGATAAGTCAAGCCAATTATTACCTATTTTTAATTCTATTCCTATAGGCATGTCGTATTCTATGCTGTACCTAGCTTTCGAGCCATCAGAAATAGATAACATAGCATCAGATAATACCTTGATGCACTGATCTTTTTCCGTTGGATGAACGTCAAGCACTATTGAATCGTGTACTGTGTTGCATATAACTGATTGCATCTTCAAGTTTCTCATCACCTTATCCAGATGAACTAGGGCAATCGGCAGCAGGTCAGCAGTTGCAAACCCCTGCACGGGATAATTACAGATGGCAGTACGATTTGTAGCCGATCCCCAATCAGTCCACTTGGCATCAGGGAAAGCATACACCCTACCTGATGGTAACTTTATCTCTTTTGTCTTGACTGCTTCTTTCTCTAGCTCCTTGTGCCACTCTGCTACCTGCTCGTACTTCTCTTTAAAGGCACTGTAGTAGGCTTGTTGTGCAGGTGTACCACTTACACCACCATACAAAGGTTTGAACGTGTGAGCCTTCGCATCCTGCCTGCTACACCCTATGATAGATGCAGTGTAGTTGTGAACATCAGTCCCATCCAAAACATCCTTGTAGGCTTGGGCATCTTTAGCCAAGAACCCTGCAACCCTAAACTCTAACTGAGAGTAGTCCCCCTCAAGAATAAAACCACCCTCGAATCGACTCTCGACTACCTTACGTATGGCAAACGTAGAACCTCGTGGCATGTTTTGGAAGTTAGGATTGCGAGATGACAAACGACCTGTAGCAGTAACACACTGCATAAACTCAGGATGGACAAAGCCATCGTCATCCACATTGTTTTTCATACCTTCCACAAAGGTAGATAGGTAAGTACGAATAGCA